CATGCTGCTGGTCATGGACAAAAGGTTGCAGTGGTAGAACAATCAACAAAGATGTATGGTGGTACATGCATTAATATTTAATGTGTATACTTCCGTATATTTGTTTGTTTAACCCGTCGAATTCGATGGGGTTAGATTATCCGTGTCGAATTCGAGGCGTTTGAAATTAAAAAACAACCACGCTCAAATGAACGTGGTTTAGAATATAGTATCAATTTAAAATTGGGAACAAAGATTATTTTACAATAAAAAAGAGGGTAGCCATAGCGACTACCCTTGTATAATGACGTGGTACCTGTATTATACCACATAATTTAATATACTTTTGTAATTCTAAGTCTTTCGTGCCATACCCAGTAGTTATCACTAGGACCGTGTACACGACACCAACCGTCGATAATCTCGTAAACATAGAATAATTGACCTTTACCATATGTTATATTAGTCATATTCCATGAATAATTACCTTTACCGCCATGTCTATTAAGTATAGTTGCGCCAAAGCTATCTGCGCGTGCTGCAAAGTATTTTTTGCGTTGCCAACCTAATTTTTTAGGTGGTATTTGACCTATAGAAAGCTTATTTTTAGATTTCTTTGCTATTTTTTTCATTTCTTTTGTTTGCTTACTTGCTTTTTTGCCATCTCTTGTTTCATTGTGTTTATATTCTTTAGTGATGATCAAACGCTCATGCCATACCCAGTAATTACTACTTTCAGAATAAACACGCGCCCAACCTTCACGTACTTCATATACGTAAAACGGACTATAACCTGCTTTGTATACTAGATTAGTTTTCTTCATATATCCGTTTTTAACATCTTTGCAGATAGTGACACCTGCACTGTCTGCTTTTGCAATGTAATGAGGCGTTTTACTCCATACTAAGTTTTTAGGTACTCGTTTACCATTATATTTATTTGTAGCCTTGCGAGTTGTAACTGTTTTGATTTTGTTTACATCATAATCTTCATCAACAAATGATGGCACAATGTAATGCGTTGTTCCATAAAAATTATCAACACGTAGTTTTGCAGGTGTATCTGCGTTACCATCAAAGTTTTGTTCTAATACAGTTTGTGTGTTAGTTCCTCCACTATTATCCCAAACTAAATAGATGTGACCGTATCTTTGGTATATACCATACGTACATACACCAATTGCTCCAACTGGTGGTACATAATCCGGTGTATTTTTGACAATCTTCCAACCTTTAGGGAATATATTGAGGATACTATCTTTCGCATTACCCCACATTCTAACTTTACCATTAGTTATGTGATATACGTAATCAACTGCTAAGTCCATACATTGATATGCCCAACGATTATCAAAGTCAACAAACTTACCTTTCAAGCTATACATATAATTGATTGCACTTTGGTAATCTTTTGTTGATGGCTTAGATTTAGGTTTTTCTTTGTTTTTACCTTTGTTTCCGGCTTTCTTCTTGCTAACTTTGGGAACTTTAACGCCGTCAATATATTTAGCTACATACCCATCAAAGATACTCGTATTACGACCTAAGCCACAAGCTTCTAATAAGTTTCCAGGATCTTGCTTGTCATACTGTATGTCTTGATGACCTGGCATTTCATTTTTATAGTTAATCTTCCAAAATTTAGTAAGATAAGCCATGATACGCGCTGCGTTATCTAACGACTTTAAACTACGTTTCTTATCTGTGAAGTAACATGCTTCTACACCAAATGCCGCATAGTCAGCATCAGCATTATACCACTGATTATCTATAGTAGTATTCAACATAACATGCCATGCTACCTCTGTAACTGGAATACATATAATTGCTTCTTTGTCATCAACAAAAATATGAGCGCTCGCTACCATACTCCAAGCGATATTATAAGTATTTTTATAATAATTCACATTATCTTGTGCAGTAGTATTTGGATTCCCAGTATCATGAATAACTGCAAAACTAGGCTTTCCATTTTTAGTGTGTAATGCTTCTCCACTACGACGTGTTCCAATAGGCAACAAATCGTAACGCACTGGTACTCCATTCCATTTTTCTGCCATTTTATAGGCCTCCTATTCCTTATTAGGTTTCTTATATTCTTGAGCCATTAAACTATCGGACAAACCAGCACTTGTACCGTCTACTGCCGACATATATAGACTTACCAACACACCAATTACAGCAATTGGATTGCTAATAAATTTTAATAAAGCTTCTCCAACAGCACCCCAAGTAGTTAATGAATGCCAATCAATTCCTAAATAAACAAGAATAGGCATAAATGCACCTACAATTAATTGAATAATAGCTATAGGGTTATTAAATCTAACGTGCCAATTTATTCCTAAGAAATTTCTCATACATATATCTCCTTTTAGATAAATTAAAAAGCCAACGCAAAACGTTGACTTAAATTACTTGTTCTCTTTTATTAATTTCTTCTCTTCTATAGGGTGATCGTTATAAATATACTTAACTTCAATCGAACCTTTAGAAGATTCATCTAACATACCTATTACATCAACATTAGTAGTTATATTGTCGATTTCCTGTAAGTAAATAGGCTCATCTAAACTATCGAAATTTACAGTAGCGTTGACTTTGAATTGTTTAGGTAATTCTATTTTTCTACTATAGCAATCGTTTATAAAACCCTGTAAATTAAAGAGTTTTTTGTTTTGTAGATTAGATACATAACCGTTAAAACTCCACTCTAAATTACTTTTTAATGTTTCATCAACTTCATTGCCATCAGTAAATATAGCAACTTGAATAGGTTCAGCCATACCTTGTTCTTTATAGCTTAGCAACCAATAATCAATCGTTTTTTTATTAGACAACCAATCTTCTTTCATAATTTTAACTACTTCCTCTGCTATAGGTTTAGCCATTAACTCAATCCATTGCCCTTTTTCTTTGTCAAAAATTTTAGGTATAGCTTTCATTATTCATTACCTCCAGTAGTGTCAATCCAAATTTTAGTTGTGTCAGTCGGTGCGTTTTCTCCAATGACAAAATTTTCTTCGCTTTCAGTTTGGTTCTTAATTAATCCGTTTTTTACACCGTATTCAATCATCTCTTGCCATAAATCATGGTTTTGTGTGTTGATTAATTGTCTACCAATCACACTCTCTGTCACTTGAATTTTTGCTTTATTGTCAGACGGGAATACATACTTGTTATCCACCCATATTTCTAATGAATACGTGTTTGCAGGGATAATTTGATTGATAACTACATCACACACATAGGCATTGTCATATTGCCTAACTGTAGTGTCGTAGATATATTTGACACCCGTTTCATCTGTCAAAAATACTTTTGCAGGTAATCCGTCTAAATTTAAATCATCTTTGTTAGTATCTGTTAGAACGTAACGCATGTGTGATAAGTCACCTTGTTTAATACGATTACCGTCTTGTGAGTCATTTAAATTAAGTACATTTATTAACATTAGAAACCACCCTTCAATTATTAAAGGCTACCCACCGTCAGTGAGTAGCCTTTTATCTATATTTATCTCTGATATAATACATACCTTTTAATCCTACTTTTTTGTATAAACTGTTTATTGTTGTTGCTTGGAAATTACACCACTCAATCGCAGTAGCATATTGCATGCGACCTGGTTTTTTAGGGTTCCAACGCATTCTGTATAATGTGTTTTTGCCTTTGTTGAAAAATTGTTTTCTAACGAACTTAGCGCCACCTATAATACCATTACGTGGACTCGTCCAGCCTTGACGTCTAGCGTATGCTATAGAAGCGTTAGGGTTATTGTCGTAAGCTGCAATTCCAAAGTAGTTATAGATACCATAACGTCCACTAGCAAAGTTACTACGGCCATATCCACTTTCTAAGAAAGCGTGAGCGATTAAGTAAATTTCATTTACATTGTACTTCTTACAACCGTCTGCAAAAGCTTTACCTTGTCCAGATAAAGTACCTTTACCTTTAAGTATCTTATTCAACTTACTTACTGATATACCTTGATACTTACCTAAATCCAACATTTGATACCTTTGTACAGAACTATTCCATATAGTGTTAGGATTCATATACTTACTTGTTTGTGACCTAGAAGCATTACCCCAACCCCAACTATAAGATTTTTGAGGCATGCCATGAGCCATTTGTGCATTAAGCGCTTGCTGGAAAGTATATTTACTTTTCTCTACAACTACACGAGGTTTATTTGAAGTTCTATTTGTCTTTTTGCCTGTCGACTTATCGTTCTGTGAAGGATTGTCGACCGAAGTTTTAGGCTTAATCTTTATAGTTGTCTTTGTAGTTGTTGTAGTAATTGTTTCTGTAAGTAATTTATCTCTTTTCAAATATAAACCGATAATTTTCTTTTCGACTTCTTTATATTTGCTTTCATCAGGAATACCATTTTTGATTAAGTCGTAATTGATTAAATCTTTCATAGAACGCCATATGTTAGGATCTGCTTTGATTGACGATTCAGAAAGTTTTACCTTACTCCAACTTAGCAACCAAACGCCGTAGATTAACGCTCTGATTTGATTGAGCATGAATTGGCGTTTACTATCCGTTTGTCCTCCGCAAACTTCCATAACAAGCCAACCTGGATGTTCTGGTGCTTCTTCTGAATCAGGTCTAGGTGTCCATACACGCTCACGGTCAATATATACATGAGGGTATTCATCTTCATTCACATATTTATTACGTTGTAAATACAATTCTTCAACAGAACGCATATGTGTACTCTCTTTGATATATATACCTTTTACTTTCCCTATCAACTTTTGCCCTTCAACCATATAATGATAAATATATTCCAAATCATCGTCTAAATCATATGCGAACGATGTATAGGAAACTTTGGTAACCTCTTTAGTTATAGGTTTCGTTTGTTCTTTTGTGTTTTTAGGAGTGTTTTCATTAGAGGGTTTGGACGGTGTACTACTTGGTTTCGATGGTTTCTTAGTTTCTGCGTGGTAGGGAGGTCTGACGAACCCACTTATACCATAGTATGTGTGTTTTTCTAACGAACCGGGAGAACCGGTATAACCGTTTGCATTTCGCCAATTTTGATCCACACTGGTGAAGTAACGCTTGTTAGATGGACCTACTACAACAGCTGTATGTCCTGTGCCATTATTAAAAGAACCTGTACCCCATACAGCCATATCTCCGGGTTTCGGAACAAAGTTTCTAGTGTTCCTATAGAATTTGAAGCCTTTAGGGTATCTGTACCATGCCATAGCAATCGCATTTCCTGTTGTTTTAAAATGCCAATATCTATTGAAAATGTAGTTTGGTAGATCCCAACACTGGGCGCCATAATAACCATCTACATCAACTCTTCTGCCAATCATTCTTTTTGCCCATGCTGCAACTTCCGAAGCAGTAGGTTTTCTTCTTTTAGGACTAGGTAATCCCATATATCCACCTCATTTCTGGGATAATAAAAAGCCGACTAAAAAGCCGGCTTTGTTTCTTAATTATTTACATTTGCCAAACCAGAAACACTCCCAAAAGCTTGCGCCTAAAAATAATCCGAACATGGTAACTCACCTCCTTTAAAGACCAAATATCATTTTGACAGTCGTTATGATTAAGGTTGAAATAATCGTACCGACAAGTCCTAACACCCAGAATTTAATCTTTTTGATATCTTCTTTACTTTCTTTTTTGTTTTCTTTTTCTAACTCCCTTTCTCTATTTATCGAATCTAAAGTAAAATTCATTTTTTGATTAATCAAATTTTGACTGTGTTGTCCATCTTTAATCTTTTCCAAAGAGTCGAAGATTTTTTCGTCGTTATCTTCCAACCTTTTTATACGTCGTTCATAATCTCCTCTTTGGCTACTTTCTGTCATACAAACACCTACTTTGCTTATAATAAAAACCACAAGTTATTTAACTTGCGGTTCGTAATCTTTACCTGTAGTTTCTTTGAATTGCTCTGGAGTAATCCAACCAACTCTAACAAACTTTTTGAAAGTTTCGTCAGTGTATAATTTTTTCTTATATAAATCGATTACTACTTTATCCATATTATGCCTCCTCCAATTTTTGATTTGCTTGTTCTTCAGTTATTAGTGCGATGTTCTGCTTCAAACTCATAACCTCTTCTTGTAAATCGACAACTAAGCTAGTTAATTTAGCTATAGCAATATCTTTGTCATCAACAGGAATTTCTACTTCAGGCAACATCTTTTCTAGCTCATCTTGGGTTTGTCCAACCCATTGTTTACCGTCATAATAGCAAGGTAAGATAATACCTTGAGGAGGTTTGTTCTCAGTCCATTTTTCATCAGGATAAACATATTCATCTTCTTCGTTTTTGTGAACAATAATTGCTTGTCCATTTTTCCATAAATAAACTACTTTCATTTCATCACTCCGTCCATTCATATTGACCGTAAATATAATCTGTATCAGTCCACGCTGATGGATCTACAGTAGCGTCAAAATTCACTGTTCCTGATGTGTTCAACGAAATACGTCCGCTGTTTTTGTTTCTAGGTGTACTTATTGAGAAAAACATTAAGTTTTTGACGAATTCTTTAGGTAAAAGTGCAATAGTCTGTCCATGTTTGATAGTTGTAGCATTAATGCGTAACATTTTCTTAGTAACTCCATTTTGTGTGATTGTTCTGTACGCACTAGTAAATCCACCTTTAGAAACTAAGTCATTATGAGGCGACGCACTGTTCACTAGTTGTAAATCAATCCAACCAGTATCTACAACATCTGAACCGACACGTTCCCATTCGCTCCAACTCTTATAAAATCTTTTTTGGTAGATTACAGTTGAATTGTAAGGTTGGTATTGTATTAGAACAGCATCTCCATTTCTTTTGTACTTTGTTAACCAACCATTATTATTTGTTCCAGCTGGGTTGTTCAAAGTAAGAACAACATATCTAGTTCCTATCGGTAAAGACATTAATTGTTCGTTATTATCGAAATCTATTTGTAGGTTAGCATCATAAAAATTAGTACCATCATCATTTGTTAATTTAAATTTTTGCCAATCCTTTTCTGTAAACTTACTTTCTACATATTCAGGAGTAGTAAAGCCATCTCTTTCAAGGGTTTCATTAAATGTTTGTAGTTTTTCATCAATTGTTGTGTTAGCTTGATTCACATTAGAATTAAAAGCGTCCACATTGCTATCATAAGTTTTTTGGAATGTATCTGAAGCTAAATTATAATCCGTCTTGATAGCGTCACGTTTAGCATCTATTTGTCTTAACGCTTCTTCTCTCTCTAACTCGATGCTTTGGTTAGACGACAATAATGCGTCTGTAATGGCAATAAGAGCGTCTGCTTGAGCCTTATTTATTTTAATGAGGTACTCTTCAGCTGTTTGTCTTATAGTTTCAATCAACGTTTGTGTATCGCCTATATCTTGCTTAAGTTGTTGCACTTTCTTTTCTAATTCCGAACGCAAATCATCAAACATGCGAATATAAGATACTTTAATGTCGCTTTCTATTTGATTGATAAGACTGTCGCGTACCGTGAATTTAAAAGTACCTAACACAACAGTGTCGTCTTTCCCTACGTTATTCACATCATTGAGTGATAAGTAAATTTCACCCAACACTTCAGAATCGACAACATTTTTCAGAAACCATTGAGGTACCGTAATACCTATTAATCCTTTCATTGGATCAATGAATTCTACGTCTAATACACCCGATGTACTAGGTCGTTTTTCTTCTGTTCCGTTCGCAGCTTTAAAGAAAGCATAACCTTTAACATTCTTATCGCTAATTAGCAAAGGTTTGTTATCTTTTTGTACTACAAATTGAAATTTAGCAGTGTTTTTATCGAGATTATAAAAACCGATACCTCTATTAGATATCGGTTGTAAATATGGTTCTTCATTTAAATCAAGTTTACCTACTTTTTCTAATTCCATTATTTAGCACCCCACAATACTAATGCTATTGCACAGCCACGTTCTTCAGTGTATTCAGAAGTTATCTTCATGACTCTGCCTTTACCGTTCACATTATCTTTGTAACCTACACCTGCTCTACCATTGATATAGTCGCCTGGTATAACATCTTTTTCAATATTTGTGTAGATTTGACCTAATAATCCGACCACATTCCATTCAGGTCTTTCTGAACGAGATTCGTAACTAATGCTATCGTCGTAATCAGGGTTTTCTACTGGTACATCACGCCATTCAAATGAAACGTTGCCCTCATCATCTACAAATTCAACTTGTTTTCTATTCGTGATAGTTACACCGTATTCGTTTTTAAGAAATCTATCTTTGTGGTGGAACGTTTTTTCATTCGCTACCAATGCAGCAGTTCCAGATATGACGCCAATTGGTGTGTCATTAGGTTGTGCTTTTCTTATCTTATCTCCGTCTAATGTAACGATAGTTCCTAAATCGATTGCTAATCCATTTTGCGACTCGAATAACTCTGCAATATCGGCACTATCTTGTTTAAGTTGACCTGCTAAAGTCAAGTTGCCTGAATAAGTGCTTAAATCAAATTTAATGTTAGATGTAGAAGCACTACCACTAGAACCATATCCAGCGACAACATGATAGTTGCCAGGTGACTTAACACGATTACTATTAAGAATTAATTGAGTGTGCCCTGACTTGTCTGTTTCTGAATTTAACGAGTTGATAATACCACTACGTGATCCATAAGATTTGGAGTTAGCACCAGAACCTAATACAAAGCTACGATTACTGTATGCTTTTGAACCTCCTGTTGACGCAATAACTGCACTAGCGTTTGCTACACCAGCACTGCCGGTAGACGCTATACTAGCACCTCCTTTTCCTACTGTAGGTGGTGTGTCGTACTTTTCTCCTGCTATCCATGCAGAAGTTGAATAATTATCAGCTGTGACACCGCTAATCATAGCGTGGTTATTTGTCAAACGTAATCCTATACCTGAACCATTGCCGTGTAAGTTACAATTAGTTATTTTAGTGTCGTATATTTTACTTCCAACACCGATACCAATATTGTTAGATGAATTCCAAATATTTATGTTATTTAGTGATACTCTAGACGGTCTATTATCTCCGCCGAATAACCTGATATCGACTTCGGCATTTTTAAAGTTACGTACATTAATGTTATTAAGTAAAATATTTTCAGACATAAATTGAATAGCGATTGCAGGTTGCTTCGTATCTAGTTTTCCACCTTCTAGTTTTCCAAAATCATCATCACCAATTGCAGTGAAATTATTGACTGATACATTTTTATAAGCACTGATTAATAACGCTCTAGGTGTTGAACCTGGATACACACCATTGTATTTAGGGTTTAAAGCCAGACAATTATTTAACACTACATCAAATGCAGTTAAACTTTTATTGTCTGTTTTAGCTCTATGGTGGCCGATGTGTCGAATGTTGTAAGCTCTTGTATCTTCGATTGATACGTGACCGTTAACGAACACACCACTTGCTGCATTTGCATTTGAGTGCGCTTTGATCTCTAAACCACCGAAGTTACCTTTGGTTCTATTGTTTGATAAGAATACATATTGTGAGCCATCATCAATTTCTATACCGTTATTATTGCTTCCACCAGTTGGAGTGTGTGCATAGGAATTTGAAATTGTGATGTAACGAGAATGGTGGGTAGTGATACCGTCATCTCCGCAACCATATACCTCACAATTATCGATAAATATGTGTTTGCTTTCTAATGAATAAGGGACACGATTCCCATCGCCTTCGTAGTAATAATTGTCATTTGCATATGTTACATCGATACAGTGTAGTAAAGCGTCATATGATTTAACGTTATAGATATATCCATTAGTTACACCCGCAAATCTAATGTTAGATGAACGAGAACCACCGGTAGCTTTAAGTGTTTTATTTTGTCTAAACTTATTCCCATTGAACGAAAAACTTTCTAATGAAATGTTTTTAGCTCCACCACTCATTTTTAAGTTAGTGATACCAATATTTTCTGCAGGTGTTTCGTCCATAAACTTAATTGTAGTAATGTCTTTACCTTGTCCTACCAAACGAGAGTTGTTAGGCATTTTAATACCTGTTGTAAGGTAAGTACCACCACTCATAGTTACCTGTACATTACCGTTACCTAATGCGTCCTGAAATGCCTTTGTACTGTCTTTTTGTCCTGTTGGATCTCCTCCAAAATCATCAACATTAACAATACGTTGTATTTTCTTAGTTAAGTCGGCTCTTAGTTCTTCTCTAGCGTTGCTTTCTCTTAAAAAGTCGTGATATAGACGTTGGTGTAAAGAATCGAAACTTTGAGCGTCCATTGAAGTGTGACTTGCTCTTAATTCTTGTATTCCATCTCCATTATGTCCTAACACAAGACGTTCAATAAGTTCATCTTGATAATTTTCATGATTAGATAATACGACATCTTTACCTTTTGTAGTTTTGTGTTTGATTTGATCGGTTGTATGCGCATTTTTTTGAGTGGTTAAATGTTCATTAAAAGTATCATCACTTTTATTAGTCCAGTATTTTATTTGTTCAAAGTTATTTTCTAGTTGACTTACAAACTTTTGACTAAAGTACGAGTGAAGTTTCGTAATTAAGTTATCTAATTTCAAATTTTTTGACCTCCTTAGCCATAAAAACCATAAAAGTTTTTAATCAATTCATACATAATGACCTCGTGCCCTTTTTCATTAGGGTGTACCCCGTCAGGCATACTCGATTTTCTGTACGAAGGTATATTGGGTTTGAATTGTGTTGAATGATAAGCGTCATACACAGGTATATCCAGTTCGTTACAAGCGTCTATTTGAACATCTACATAATCAGCTAAAGTATGACCTAAATCGTTCTTAGTAGTGTCTTTTCTTACGGTTTTGCCGTCTTTTATATAACATTGTTTAGTAGGTGTCATAACAATTATTTTAGAGTTAGGGTTATTACTCTTGATTTTAGTGATAGCACTATAAAAGGCACCGTAAAACGTTTTAGTATCCGTTTTATCAGTGCCTATATTAATATCATTAGTCCAATCATCATCTGTACCTTGCACAATGATTAAATCAGCTTTAATTTTGGTTGCTTGTTCATAAATGCTATTATCTTTGTTTGTACTCATTGTCGCACCACTAACAGCTAAGTTTGTTGATTTAGCCTTTATCTTCTTAGCTAACATTTGCGTAAAGTTAGTTTTAGCGCCAGTACCTTTAGCTACAGAATCTCCAATAGTACCTATTGTTTTAACTTTCCTAATCTTAGACTTAGGTGTAAAGTCGTGAACAATAGTACCGTTTTCAGTTGTAACACTCTTAGCATGCGCGTTTTCTAACCTTCTTTTTATTTCATCGGTTTTCTTCTGCAAATCTTGTGCAGTCTTAGTATTTGCGTTGTTTTGAGCTTGAATCATCCTTAAGTCTTTAGCTGGATCAGATTTGTTAGACTTAATAGCTTTAACATAATTTGCTGCAGTATTTACTGCTTTCATGTATCTATCTTGTAATCTGAATTCCCCAAGCACTACGTCTTGTTTGATAATTTTGTTGTTAATATCTCGTTGTGTAGTAATTTCGATAATTCTAACAAACTCATTTAGCCCTATTAAGTCATCGATTACATTCACAATATCTCCAACTCTAGGTACTGCTTCTTTAAAATGTTTTTGTAAAGAAATGAAGTCTAGTGTTACAGACGTTTTTAAACTTTCTTGTATAACTAACTCCATAGCTTTTTTCAGTGTATCCCCTTTAGTTATGCGTCCATCTACAACAGGTGGTGCATGGCGTTTGCCTATTAAGTCAGCTAAGGGGTGTGTATACTCATATTGCAAGCTAGCTTCGTTGAAAGTTTGTTGCTCATCAAAGCCACCATAACCTCTAATGTATGTGTAACACTTAGAAGCATCTTCTTGGACTTTTACATTATTCGCGTTAACACCTGCTTTAATGTAATAGTTAGCTTTTCTTTGAACAATATCATATAAGTGAAACGTCTTTGTTTTGGCGTTATATTCATATTCTAAGTTATATCTTTCCAAACCTTTTTTGAATAATTCTAAATTGGTATCGTGGTTACCTAGATTTTCAAATTTGGAAGATGAAACCTTAGCGTGTAATTCATACTTATAACCGGTATCTTTAAAAACTAAATCGAAGTAGCTTTTTCCTGTAAAACTACCGTTATATACTTCGTATACTCTTAAATTGTTTAGATCATCTAATTCGACAGGACGCGCTTTGATTGTTAACTTTTCCTTTTGGCCTACAGTTGTTTTGTCTAACATAACGATACGGTATTCGTTCAGGTCATCAGCACCACCAACGCCTGTAATCGTCCACATTTTAGTAATAGCCCCTATAGCGTCAAATGTAGCTTTGTTTTCTACCATTTCTATTTCTAAGGAGCCATCTTCATTTAATTTCTCGTTTAATTTTGTTTCTACAGGTAGGGATTGCCCAATGCCCTGTAACGTTTTTAATAATATTGGCAATTAAGCAACCTCCTTACAAGTAATATCTTTTATGTTTAAACGTGATTTTTTGAAGCTTCTTAGTAGTATGGAAAGTATTCCAACCAGGCATTAACACAGGTTGTTGCTTCGTCTTGTTGTAATCATCAATACGTAAGTTATTACGATATACATGAATGCCGTCAAATTTGATAACGTCACCGGCTCTCAATTCTAATCCACTTATTTTCATAATGTCACTATGTGTCATATAGAAGTTAAAACCATCGCTATCATTTTTACTGACATTTTCTCCAAGTGTCATTTCTACAACACTATCTTGGTTGAATTGGTTAATTTCAGCTGTACCACCGTAATATACATCGCCCACTTTAGTGTCATAGAATGTGTATCTACGTTCTTTATGAGATGTGTTGAACGGGTTTTTGTCTGGAATACCCCATTTATTCAAATTACCACTCTCTTTTTCTAAATCTGTACTATACCCAATACTCTCAAAGTATGGTAATTCAATCGTTTCGAAATCTAGTGTGAATTCACCTGACGTTTTAGTAGTATCGAATGACACTTCGTTAACTAAGCCAACAAGTATCTGCCTGCCGTCAACATATTCTAGTTCAAAAGATTGTTCCTTAGGTTCGAATATATTCTCGAATTTAATTTCACTTTCAGACGCTGCTAATTCTCTAAGATAAAAATGACCTCTTAGCATAGCTTGTATGTTCGCTTTTAAATGAGAAGCGTAAGCTATCTTTTCTACATCGTACCTAACCGTCATAGATATACTTTTCTTTTCTTCTTTAGTAGCGTTATGGAATCTACCGTTTACACGATCAATGTCATCAAACTTTCGGTCATATCCTGCACCTTTAACATCGTAAGAAACAACTCTCAACGCAGTACCAGTAAAGCGATTGTTACTAATACGCAAACGTTCTTTATTTTTGTAAACTTCAACATCATGTAATATCAATTAACAATCACTCCTTTAAAATAATCCGAAACTTGCGTCTTTTGAGTTGGAATCTTCAATGTAAGATTTAATAGCTGGTATATCTGACTCATTGCGAACAGTCACGTTAACGATAGGTTTATTGTTCTCTTGCATGCTATGACGTACATCTTTGCTCATATGCGCATTCACATCGCTATTTAATCCACCTGTTAAGTCTGATGTTAAATCAGTGTTTAAATCAGGGCTAAATGCGTTAGTTACATCTTTCGCTAAACGACGACTGGCATTAATAGCACTATTGCTTTGTTCCATAATACCAATACCTAAACCTTGAGAAATATATCCGCCTATACCTCTGAATACACGTGAAGGTGAGTGAATACCTAGTACGTTTTTAGCTGCACTAACTGCTTTTTTAGCAATGTTTGCGGCAGCATTTATAACTCTACTTGCGCCATTTGCAATACCTCGTGCAATACCTGAAGCAATATGCAATCCTGCAGATACCATTTTTCCGAAGAAACTTCTGACTTTGGAAACAGCTCTACCCATACCAGAAGCCACTTGTGATACAACTCTAACAAAACCACTAACCACACCTTGAACAAATCTACTCATCGCAGAAATGATACTTGAAACCCAACGAGCACCACCAGAAATGATGCGACTTAATGCTTGCATCATTTTTTGAGCAACAGTTGAAACTACACGTGAAAACCAACTTGATACTGTATTCCATATTCTAGTAACTGCACCTGAAATCGCAGACCAAATTTGGTTCCAACTTGTAATATTAGTACCAAGTATTCTGTTCAAAACATTGAATATGAAGTTAGAAATTTGGCCCCAAATTGACAATATGGTATTCCAAATCGTACTCATTACATTAGAAATCGTAGTTTGTAAAGTTTGCCAAGCGCCAGAAAAATCTCCGGTAAGAAGCTGTATTAATGCAGTAAACAAACCGAAAATCAATTGCGTAGCAGCTTGTAGTATTCCACCTATCGCAGTGAATACTACTGAAACCACAGTCCAAAGAGATTGGAAAGCAGTTACTAAACCATTGATAAGGCTGATGAATAAGAAGCCAAGAACTTGGTTAGCAACTTGCCCTAACATTTGTAAGATAGGAATAATAGGTTGTAATGTTTGTTGTATAGACGCTCTGAACTGATTAAACCAGTTAATAACAGCTGTAACTGCACCACCAATGGTTTCTTTTATCGTATTCCAAGCGTTAATACATGCACTTCTAAAGCCTTCATTTGTTTTCCATAACCAAACAATAATACCTATTAAAGCAACAATAACACCTATAATAGCTAATACAGGCCATGAAATCGCACCTATAGCTACACCTAATGCTTGGAAAGCACCACTTAACATAGGTAAGATACGCATAATTGTACTAATAGGGCTCATAAGTAGTCTGAAAGCTATTTTCACTAAGTTTAATGCACTTCTAAGTATTTGAGTGTTTCTAGCAAAAGCTAACATTTTAGTCATAGCTTTGAATAGACTACTACTAAAGAATGTTTCTAATAATGTACCTACTGCGATGATTGGAGCTAATAAAGCCCACAACATACCACCGAGTATCATACCTATACCAATCATTCGAGCTATAGCGGGGTGTGTTTCGAACAACTTAGCTATGAAACCAGCTAATGCTGTTACTACTTTTAATATCACACTTGCTATTGGCGCCATTGCAGTACCAAACGCAACCAATACTCTTACAATATTACCGATTAGATCCATAATGACTGGACCATTCTCTTGTACATACTGAACAAACTTTTTAAACCCTTCAGATTTACCAACTTGTTCAGACCATTCTCTAAACTTAGCAGTCATTTTAACTAGCCAATCAAAGATATTAGAACTGTTTTGAGCAAATGCTTTCATCAAGTTACCAATACCCATGAATACATTGCCAAATATTTGACCTATTTTAGGTAAATTAGTTTTAGTGTATTCAATAAACGACTTAATAGCGTTCTGACCTGCTACGCTGTTAGCCCAGTTTTGGAACTTTTTACCTAGATTATCTAATCCTTTAGCAGTCCATAAGAATAAAGGTCCTAACTGCGTGAATACATTAATAAGTCCGTCACCAAAACGTCCTGCAGCACTTAATAATGTGTTGAATGTCTTAACACCTGTTGTATTCATCATGTTAAAGAACTTGCTAGCAGTTTGGCTGTTTTGAGCCCATTTTAAGACGCTCTGTGACGCTTGCTCCATTCCTTTAGAAATACCTGCTAAGAATGGTTTCATACGTCCTAAAGCTACGTTAACTGTATCTAAAGCATTAGATAGTGTGTTGAAAATCTGTGCTTGGTTTTGTTTTATAATACCTTCCCAAGTTGACTTAACTTGTTCTAAAGACGCTTGGTATCTTCTTGTTTGCGCAGTAGCTTGTAATGTTCCGTCATTCAACATTTTAATTGCACTTACTGCCATAGCGCCAAATGCAAACGCACCACTTGCAGCAATACCAAATGCACCAGCTACACCTAATGCACCACCTGCAACTACACCTAATGCGTTAGCTACTGCCATGATGGCGGGTACTAAACCAGCTATAATAGGAATAAGACCTTGAAAACTCGCGATTAACATACCTTTGATTTGTTGTCCGAATACGGTACCGAAAGTTCTAATTTTAGTAGCTAATCTGTCCATTTTGTCGCCGTATTCATCTAGCGCAACGCCCATATTCGCCCAGACTTCTCTTGATTTAGTTCTGATTTTATCTAAATTATTTCTGGCAGATGCGCTAACACTTTCGAATTGTTTCGCAAATTTACCAACTTGACCATCGCCTAAATCTATATGCCAACGCCCTTTGTGAAATACATTTTTTTCAATATCTAACATGCTTTTTTGGAACCCTTTAGCAGCCATTTCCGCAGCACTAGTATCTAAATCAAGTTTAACTACATGCTCACGCCATGCTTCTATAGTGGCTTTGTCTTTGTTATATTTAGCCATTAATTCAGCATCACTTAATTTAAGTTCGACTTTGTGTTTTTTCATGGTATCTAGGTAAGTTTGCGCTTCTCTTTTTTTTGCTTTAAATTCTTCTGTTTCCAAAAAAAGTCTAGAATGTATATTACCTATGCCCTTCTGAGCCATAGCTTTAGCTTTAGTTAAGGCTCGTTTAAACTTACTGATATTCGCATCGACTTGTGTTTCGATTTCATCGGGTATTTCAGTTTTAGCCATACGTTGAGCTTTTCTGATATTCCGTTGGAAATCTGTAATGATCGCCGATATACGAGCCATAAAGTTTTTATTCATGGCTAACCTCCTTTTTGACTAGTATTGCGTAATGAATTCATAAAGCGTCGTGTACCTTGTTTCTGAACATTTCTAATGCGTTTGTTCTGTGCTAACTTACGTTCTTTCATACGTTCGTATTCTTCTGATTGTCCACGCACTTCATATCTTTCACGTTCTAACTTTTTTTGCAGTCCTTTTAACGACTTACCAGCTTGTGCAATACTATTAGCTTGAGCACCAAACAATAAATTTTCTTGTTCATCAAGTAACGCCAATCTGCGACCGATAACCCAGTCTTTCCATTCATTAGGCGTTAAACTCATTAATTCATCATAAGGGAGATAGCCTATGTATTGACTGGTTATCTGCCGTATTTCTGAATAATCTAGTACGGTAGCTCGCCCATGATTTCTTTGTAGTTGTTCTTCATGAACTCGATACCGTTCTTCGTAGACTCTTTTTCTTCTTCTTTCACCATAGATGGAGCCGAGTTCATTTGTGTCCAGAATAGACGTGATTTCTGCTTGAAAAAACCACTATGATTTAATACTCGCAATGCACCTTGTAATAATTCGATAGAGTCTTCTTTTTCGTCAATAATTTCCATTAGTGTTTGTTCGATATCTTCACGTTTAGGTGCATTTTTACCTAAATAAGCCGTTGCACATTCCCAAAAATCAGCAATTGCGATTGGATCACGTTCTAAAATGCCATTATAGATAGCATTGAAACCAGACACTTTAGTTGTTTTACCATTTTCGTCTTGCTCGTCCTTAGCAAATTTCTTAGCAGTTTTATCAAATAAGAAAGTAGCTTTTGCTTCTACTTCTTCTCCGTTGAACTCTAATGTAGTAATAGGATTGATTGTATTTTCAGTCATTCTTTAACCTCTTTCTGTTATTTTGTATAAAAAAATAGAGGGCTTAATGCCCTCGTAAAGCTTATGCACCAGCACTAGGTGTACGATTTTCATATGAGTCGGAATATTCGCCCATATCTTCCCACTCAACTGTAGGAGCAGCAGCACTAGGATTGAGCCATTCTGGTGGTAATGAATCAACAGAACCGTCAGCACTGTTAAATTTAACTTTTGCAGTGATTTCGATTTTGTCATCCTCATCATCAAATGACCATTCGTGCTCTTCTACAATTACATAAGCGAAAGTACCATGATGTTTACCGTCACGTTTCTTAACTTCCCAAATCCATAAACGTAACTGCTTGAAGTTTTTAACTGACTCTTTTAAAGCTTCTTGACCTTTGTCGCCAGGAACACGGTCAACAGTTAACTTGATTTCTTCTTCTACAGAGTTACGACCATAGTCTTTTTTGCCACCTGTAATCATTTCAGCTAAATCATTACTGATTGTGTGTCCACCTTCAGCTAAACTAGCTAACAGAATAGCATCTTCTTCTTTTAACTGACTTGCTAAATCTTTGTCAGCGATTTGTAACGCTGCAATGTATTTATTCTGCGCCATTCGTTACACTCCTTTGTAAAGTATTGTGTCTGTATTTAAAAACAAGCCGGATGATACCGTGTTTCGTGTACTGATCTATGTCAGTTATCACTTCTTGTGTATCAATCCGACTTTTAATGAATGAGTAATGTTCGATTTCAAATTCAGTATTAAGTACATGGCCTAAAAACTGAATAATTTGCGCTGCTTCATCACGATTTCTCGCTTGACTAAACACGTGTAAGGTTACGCCTACATCTTCAAACATACTCGTTGTCGTTTCTTTATTAGTGACGTTTGTTTCACCCACAACGATATATGGGTAAACAGCGTCTTTTTGAACGCAATCAAAAACCCTACCGCCTAGTTGTTTACTGACGATAGGGTTGCTCTTTAATTTGTTATATATCTTGTTGAACAGATACCGTTCTACTGATACCCACATATCTTAACCACCTTATGAAAAATACTTATTGAAAAACGCTCTACCTTCATCAATTGCTGGTTCCCAAAAGGGTTGTGCATGTTGCCCTTTAGTTGTGTGCCAATGTCCGTCTGCGTCTTTGTAACGCCACGGGATATTCTTTGCACGACTGCCACCTGGACCGACTGCGTATATCCCTGTACCGTAGTTAACGTACACTGCATACTCACTACCAATATTAATAACACCTGTTAACCCGCCTTTCTTAAAGTCCATAGAAACACTTTCTCTAAGATAACCGGTATCAACAGGCATATTACTAACTATTGAATTGTGAATAATTGTTGTTGTCTTGGCTATACCTTTTTTAGCCCATCTAATCGTTTCTTTTTCGAACTCCTCAAGTTCCTTAACTAATTCCCAATTGCCATATTTAACCTTAGCCAATAGGACACTCTTTCAACCGAGTAAGATTGATCTCTTGTTGTCCGCCTTGGTCGACAGGTTCTCCTACTACTTCGTAAGTTTTACCGTTGTATTTGAATAAGTTTTTGTTAGTTATTGGCAGGCTGTACGGAGTATATAGGTTTCTGTCGTATGATTGGTTCATTTGATGAAACTTGAGTTGTTCAGATGAAGTGGGAGTATCCATAAATCCTTGTATTGTTTTTTCGCTCTTAAAGCGCTCTCGTTCACGTGGATACTCTCCTACAACCTCTCTTGAACCTAATTCGATTGTATGAGGAAACTCGTCTAATGGATTAAACATGATAACCAGTCCAACGTAAGCGTCTAAATGGTTTAAGGTAACCGTATGTTTCCTTAGGTAAATCAGTAACGAATGTGTAGCTCACAGTTCCCATAGTACGTGAAGAAATATTGCTAGTCGTACCTTGTTTAATACAATTAGCAATGAATTTCTCTACATTACTAGGTAATGACTGCCTATTGAATGTTTGATTACAATATTCTTCAGCTACATTCAGATACTTTTCAATAAGTAATTCGATTGTTTCGTCATTTGAAGTATCATCGAGCGAGAGATTGTTTAATAATTTAACGTCTTGTGCGTTCATTACTCAACACTTCCTAATGCTTCAATGAGTTCATCTTTTTTCATACTAGAAAAGCCCTCTATTTCACGTTCTTTAGCGAGTTCTCTTAATTCTGATACTTTCATACCTTTTAAGTCTTTGTCGCTCTCTACACGCTCAATAAGGGGCTTGTTTTGACGGTTCTCTTTTGTGGATAGTTCAGTTAATCGCTCATCACTTACATTTAAACCTTTACGAGGGAACGTATCTCCAACGTTATATTCGTAGTTGTCATCTTGTAAGTCTGTGAAGTATTCGATTACTTTATACATACGTCACTACCTCCTTTTATGCACCTGTATCTGCTGATGCGTTTGTTTCGTCTGCATGTGCGTCTACACCATCACGATTAGTTTCAACTTCTTTACCACCAATAGTGAATATATATTTTTGTAGGTGTTCAGGAACAAAAGCGCCAGTATATAACATTTGTTCTGCTAAAGTACCAAACATTCCAGGCACATTAGAATTCAATTTGGCTTCGTTAGCTTGAATAGGAGATGCCATAACTTCCCCGATAACTGCCATAGCTTCTACACCTTGTAACATTTTAGATGGTACCTTTACGATGGTAAATCCATCTAGTTCGCCTTGCACGCCCTTACCTAAAACTTGTTGTCTATTATCTCCTTGAGGTAATTCGATAACAAACTTTTTAATACCTTTATAGAATTTAGGTGTGACAAAAAGGATTCTGCTTGCTCCAGCACCAATCTCATCTAATTCGACAGAAACGTCTAAAACTGCGTCATATTGAGCATCTGCACCACTACCAACAGTTAGGTGTTTAGCTTTATTACGCGCTAACGTAGCGAAACGCAAATTATCTAAATAAGGCGCAACTACTTCTGAAGCTTGTTTAGCAACGACATAATTGATATCAATGTTTCCTTCTGTATCTCTTCTGTCTAGTGCATCAACGAAACGTCCCCAATATTTTTCTTGGTCTAGGAAGTATGTTGTTTCTTGAATTTGTGGGTGATCAAATTCGTTAGTTGCATTACGTTTATAGTCCTTTAATTCTGTTACATCACCTTTAATTACTGTGAAAGATCGCCCTTGCATGAAAATAGCGTCATTACTAATAACTGCCGGTGCTGAATAAGAATTAGCAGCAGTAACTTTTTCTAATATGCCAACATGCTTGTTCTTTAATAAAGTATCTCCTGGTTCTACTGATTTATTAGCAAAGTGTTGTAAATTTAATTTCAATTTGCCAGTAGCATTTTTAATTTCTTTATCCATTGTTTTCACTCCTGTTATAAAAATTCCGTCCATGCCTCTGTTTTTTGAGGCGTTCCACCGTCATCCGGTGTGCGTCCACTTGGTTTAGATTGTTCAAATAAATGCTCATTCTCTTTTTTAAACTCACTCATGTAATCATCTAATCCTTTAACATTTCCATTGTCGTCTACTTCTAAATTATCTTTATCGATTAGTTTGATTACTTGTTCGGGTTTGATTGCTTTTTCCTTAGCTAAAGATACTTCAATAGCTTTATTTAACTGAACGTCTTTGAGTTTTTGATCGTAGTTGGCGTTTTGCTCTTTATATTTTTCTAACTCTTGTTTAAGTTCATCGTTATCACCAACATTATTTTTGAGTTCTTCAATTTGATTATCACGATTTTTAATTTCTTCGTTAGCAGTGTCTAATTGTTCTTTTATTGAATCAACTTTCTCTGCCTTCTCTTTATATGATTGCAAACCTTCATGATGTTCGTCGATAATCTTTTGAATAGCATCTTCTTCGACACCTAAACCACGTAAAAATTCTCGTTTCATTTGTATTACTCCTCACATTTTTTATTACGGTGGTCTTATCCACCATGAGTTTGCACCTTTTAACGCCTTGAGCATATTTTGGGCATAAAAAATAGCCAACATTTAAGTGTTAGCTATAATAAGTTAAAATTTGCATTTTCAGCATTTTTCTCATTAATATAACTTCTAATTATTTCTGTATCAGCTTCGTTGCTTATTCCTACCTTTACAACTGGTCTATCATTCTTTAATTGATTAATTTCTTCATATAGTTGTTTGATACGCTCTAATTTCTCAATTGCTTCATCAGCATCAACATTAACCTTCACATTAAATTCCATAATCAAACACCACCTTTCCGTTTCTCTTTCTCCCATTCACGATATGTAGTGAATGGTATTACGCCATCTTCTTTAGTTCTCATCGTTGTAGGTAATTCATCTTCGTCTATGTAATAAAGAAGCTTACAACGACAATTGATGTTCTCTTTTGCACTAGCCACACCTACAAATAACTTAGGTGCAGGACCTACACAACCACTTGAGTGAAAGTTATCTTCAATATCAACTGAAGTGCCGTCTAAGTGTCTGTGTGTATCTCTTGTACGTGTATCTTTAGTAGCATACCAACGTTTCTTCATATCAAGTCCATTATCCTTAGCTACTGTTGCGCTATCCAATCCTGCTTGTGATAATGCACGTCCTGTTTCTGTACGCGCCACTCTTACTGATTGAGCTTTTGACATACCTAAATCATCTCTTAATGCTTTAGCTATCTTAGAGTAGCCCTCGCCACTCATAATTCCTTGTGTTATGTGTGTACGAATACGTTTTAATGTATCATCACGATGTTTCTGAAGTGTAGGAGCTAGCTTAATAAACTCAATAGGTTGTTCAATTGCTGTCTGTATCGTCTGCACAGTAGGTATATCGAAGTTCATAGACGTTTGACTTGCTACTTCATACAAAAATAGGCTCATCATGTATTTTTCGATATAGACGTTCTGTTGCGACTGTTTAATAGCCTTAGCGACTTCTCTGTAGTCTTGAGATAACATCCGTCCTATACGATTAAGTTCTTTGTTGAGCCTGTTGTATTTATTGAATTCAGTCCACGTTACTTGCGGTTCATCTCTATCGTACTTTTCGTACATATTCGCAATAATCTGTTTGATTTCTTTCAAACGTTTAGCAAATAGTATTTCGATTTCTTTCTCTGCTTGATTAACCAGTTTGTCGATGTAGTTATCTATGTCATTCTGATTGGTTATTTTCGGATTGTCTTTGTTGTTCGTCATTCAATCCCTCCTCAATGTCAGGGAGTTGTTGATTGAGTTCTATGTTTTCTTGTTCTATTCTCTCCATTTCAGCCACAGGATCTTCAACCCAAGAATGATTAGAAAGAATAGTTTCTTTAGATAATAACCCTGTGGAATTCATAGCGATTTGAGAGTTCTCTAACTCATTAACCATTACATTGAAGTTGAATGTAATCTCGATGTCTTGCACTTTCACATCTAATCTGTAGAAGTCGATAATGTACTGCAATAACTCTTGTAATGCAGTAAGTGTTTTGTTCTTCAATTTATTAGCTTTTAAGTCTAAGTTACTGTACATAAATTTAAGTGCAATACCACTTGGGCTATTACCAAATTTATCTTGTTGGAAGTCTACACCTTGACCAAACTCTATAATGTAATCACGTAACATCTTCGTGTATTCTTTAACAGAGTCGATAGGCACTTCTACTTTAATAGTATCTACACCGGAACCACTTTCCCCTGCAACACTAATTGCTTTGTAGTATTTAAGGTTATGCATGAAATCTTTCATATCTTCACCTTCATAACCTTTTAAGATATAGATCAACTCTACTGATTCGTCAAAAGTGTTTTGTGTGTCTGATAATCGCTTATCTAACGCGTCTATGATTGTCTTGTACATGAATAAGTCAGATACTTCTTGTGGGTTGTTCTTGAACGGAATAAAAGGAACACGTCCCCAACTCATCAATTTATTACCTTGATAATAATGAGGTTGTATATGATCTTCACTACGATAGAAATCAGGAATAAGTTGTCCTTCTTTCAACTCATAGAATGTCACATCATCTTTAGTCCAATACTCAACGCGTTCTGCTCCGTCTAATTCATATACACGGATAAACGCTTGCAGTTCATCTCTTTCTTTATTAGTCCAAATAGGTACAGCTTGTTCTGCAGGTACACGAAACGTTTTAAATTCTCCCTCTTCATCTACATAAGGTTGAACCCATTCGATACCTTTATTACTTGCAGCAGTTAATATATCCACTAATTTGTCATCCCACTTGTGATTAAGTGTGTGTTGTATTTGTTTTAATGCTTTGTCATTATCTACACCAAATGTCACAGGATTAGCAACTGCATATGCTACTTTCTGGTCTACTAAGTTTTGATGGTAGTTAGTATACATGCGCCAGTCTGGTTTAGTTTCGTCGTAGTCGCCGTTCACATCTCTTTTGAAAGGAGCGTCTAATATATCTGGGTGATGATTATAATATCTTTCGCCCATTGTGATATTGTCTATATCCTCTTTATGCTCTCTAACTAAGCGCAATATCATTTCTTCTTGCGTTTCGTACTTCGGTTTGATTTGTTCTACCACTTGTTCGTGATATGGTTTGTCCCATGGCCAGTTAATGCTAATCACCTCGTTTACGTAAGTATGCTAAGTTTATTCTGCCTCATGTCACGCTCTAAGGCGTATCTAGTGGCGTCAATTGTATGGTCGTTTTTATCTTCTAATTTAGGAATAATATCTCCATCTTTATCAGTTTGATAATCTATGTTTTCAAATTCTCTTGCTATATTCGGTGTACGTTTTGGATCTATTATGATAGCTTCTAAATCAGACAACCATTGTTCACCATATTCTCTGCTATCAGGTCCTTTTTTAACCGGTCTTACTTTTTTCATGCCATGTTCTTGCTTTAATTCAGCTATTGATTTAGGTTCGGCATGGTCAGCGTAAATGTCGTCTGACTGATATTTTCTTTTCCACATTTCGTTTGCATATTGCCTATTACTAATCTGAACACCGTAATATTCATCGATAGCGTAAATAACCCGTTTCTTTTTATCATAATGCCAACGGACAAACGCTAACGGATCGTCAGCATATCCAAAGTCAAGGCCATTCCTTATGTTGTCAAAACCGTCAATCATTTCTTGGGGTATCGTTTCTATTTGTAAGTTATTAAACGGTACAACGCCACTACCAATGGCTTCACCCATATATTCCCAACGATAACGTAGTTCGTTACGTTCTTTAGCACTCTCTGCCTCTTGTATAAACTGTTTAGATATAAAAGGGTTATCTAAGTACGTTGAATGGTGTACGAACGTATTATCCGGTTGGAATGAGGTCTCATATTTTTTGTTAACCCACGATTGTTTTCTCTTAGGAGGGTTGTAACTAAAGAAAAACTTGTAAAATAATCCGTCATCTAATTCACCACGTAACATAGAGTTAGTAATTGTAGTGACTTCATCTTCTGTCTTAAACTCTGCTAACTCCTCTATCCACATGATAGAAAAAGGGAACCGACTATCTTTTAACGACTTTAATCGTTCAGGGTTCTGCGCCCCTCTAAAGATAATCCGATTCCCTCTAGGAACATACGTGATTTCCATTGGCGACACTTTAACTTTGAACAGGTGCGACACCTTTTGTTCTTCTATCGCCCACTTAATTTGCTCAAATACTGATGTAGCTAATGTATTGTCTGTCTTACGTACTACAACTGCATTCATAGGATAACGCATGATTAACTGTGTAATGATGATAGATATGTCAGACGACTTACCACTACCACGTCCACCTTTAGCTACTATGTTAAGCTTCTCTCTATCTTTAGTCGCTTTCCATAAGCTATGGAAGTGTTTAGGTAACAGTTCAGATAGGTTAATCGATATCGTCATTGAACTGTACCGTCGCAGTCGTTTCGATTTGTTGTCTTTCTACAGGTGTATATCCTGTACGATCTAATATATCTTTAGAGGCTTGGTAGCGTACTAGTTCGCTTTTAGCGTCTAACAAGTTAATCATCGTTTGTAAGGCTTTCGGTACCTGCTTAGATAAATGCTCTGCTTGGTAACCTTTAAAACCCTCTCTGAATTTATCATTATGCTTCCAACGGGATATAGTAGAACGATTAACGTCAATTTCTACTGCTATCTCTCCCTCTGCTAAATCTGTTTCGTTCTTCAAACGTATATATTCTTGTTGTTTCTTAGTTAATTCTAAGTACGCCCCGAATGTTGCGTTATTTTGCATGTTAGTCATCGTATATTACCACCTACTTTACGTTATACACTCTTTATATTTTAAAAAAGACACTGCGTAAACAGTGCCTAATGATTATGTTTTGTTATTTATTTGAGTTTATGTACTCATGTCACATCTCTATGTCACATCAATACATAAAAATAAGTTACCCGTGTGTTCTCACGGATAACTAATTAAGGGAGGAGAAAAATTACATGTCAAGTATTCATATCATCGTATCGGAAGCCGTGTTGTAAGATTCAATAAAACTACCCGCCACACTGACGGATAGTTAAGCAATCGGACGCGCAACGTCTAATCAAAGACGATAAACACTTATCCAATCACTTCGATATTGAATACCCCACCATAGTGCGAAAGGATAAACACTATGTCTTGTGAGGTAATTCTTACAATATCATAATACACCGATTATAAACGGACTTACACACTTCAAAAGTCCACCTTACACATAACCTATGAATTCTGCCAATCTATTTATCATCGCGTCACGTCGTCTTAATATACTCGTCTTACTTGTTCCGAAGTAGTCAGCTATATCCTCCCACTCACTACAACCTATCGGACACTCCCAATATCTCAAACGCATTAAGTCTTGTGTATCTTCATCTGATTCATAAATGAGCTTATCTACACCTTTTACAATGTTACGTAAGTTGTTATAACGATTGTCACTTAACTTCTTAATTGATTCTCTCTCGATAGGATTGCCTGGTATATTACTCTTACCTGCTCCTACATTCTCGGGTTCGTGGTTTTCTAGTAGTTCATACTCTCTTACTTTTAACTCTCGTCTGTAACGCTCTATGTTCTTGATATAATCTTCTAGTTTCTTTATATCGTGTCGTTCAATCGTTATCACTATACTACCTCCCAATTAGGACTATCGTACAAAACTTTACCTTTACATTGTTTAGCTATCTTTTTACATTCTTTAACATCTTTAAACTTACTAGCTTTTTCGAAGTCGTCTGTAAAATTATAAACTACTTCAACATTTCTAAATGTTGTAAGTATAGATTTTCTCAAGTAAACACCTTGATTAACTTCTACTATATATTTACCAGTCGTGTCCATGTGATATTCTAATTCATATCCATTTGACTTTTCGCGTTCGATGTTTTTTCTATATACGAAATCTAATTCATCTTTACGCGCTTTGGCTGAAGTTTTCCAAAATGCTACGTCCCTTTTTAAATTAGAGTTTTCTATTCCTTTACTCTCTAATTTTCTCCCTACTTCCTTCCACTTATGCATAGCGAACATCCATGCAGTAAATATAATTAGCGTTGTTGTTAAGCTTATCCAATTCATACTACTCACCCCCCATTCCTTTAGTTTCCTTTTTTATTAATTCGCTTCTTATGTTCTTCATATTTTAATTTTTGAAAATCATTACCGCCGTCCATTTCATCCATTTTATTTAATATCGCTTCTAAAGCTGCAATTTCACCGATTTTAATATGGGTACTACGGTCTTTATCGTTTTGTGCCATCAAAATAAAATAAAAAACTAAAGTCTTTAATTTCATCCACTTAGATTTATAAAACATCACTTACCCTCCATTCTCCAACTTATCTCTTAACACTTCTATTTCATACTCTTTCACTTCTAACTGATGTTTTAGATCATTCTGTTCAAGTAATGAGCCAAACAGTAGTAAAACTAATATAATGATTGCTATTACGCCCCACATTGTTAATAACCTCCGTATATGCCGTTTAAATGAGCGTGGTCATTCACGTCAAAATCCTTAGGCACTTCCACCTCATCGTTTGCAGTTAACTTATAATACAACTCTCTGCCAATCCATTTACCTAACTCATACATAGCAATAGTAAACCAAATCTTTAATATTCGTTTAATCAACTTATTCACTCCTTACCTAATATTCTTTTAATCTCTGCTACTATGTCTTTATTCTCCTGTGCTTCCATACGCACCTCTGTCGCTTTCATTTTCAAACCAATCAACTTGTTTGGGTGTAGGATATACAACTGGTGCTACAACTAACTGTGCTAGTCTTTCACCTTTTTCTACTGTGATATCTTCATCACCTATATTGTCTGTGATGATACCTATTTCTTTGTGGTATGTTTGGTCTATTGTTCCTAGTGCTACGCGCAATTTAGTTTTAAGTGATTTACCAGATCTAGGTCTTACTTGTGCCTCATACCCATAAGGTAGATTAATTGCTATATCTGTTTTAACTACTTTAGTTGCGTGTGCAGGAATATTAATCGTTTCTGATACATATAAATCCAATCCACTATCCGTAGAATTTGCTCTCTTCGGCATAGTTGCATTCTGTGATAACAATTTAATTTCTAATGTATTTGTCATTTATGTTCCTCCTCAAAATCTTCTATAGTTTCTTTTATGCTATCCATAAAATCATCTATACTTTTTCTTATATCTTTACCACTACAATTGTTAGGTTCTTCCATTGTTTCATGTCTCAAATTTGCCAATCTCACTAAAACCATACCAAACAGTTCATTTAAATTATCTATTTTACTTGCTGCCTTTGCGTCTTTATTCGCTTCTCTATGAAACCCAACATCTTCTAACAAATCTTCGTCGTTTACCTCTATCTTTAAATTTAATTTCAAAACATTACACTCCTATACTTTTAAACTAGATATTTAACTAATATATAAGTTCTCTCTTTATTGTTTAAGTTTTCAAAATGGTTAACAGTATATCCAACAACCTCAGTGTTTTTATACTTTTTACAATGTATTTCTAATTGATCTATTGCACTCATATTTGTTTCTACATCATAATCTTTAAACTCTTTAAATTTCCACATCACTACCACGCTCCAAATCACTTAATAAATTTTGAAACTCATGTGTTCCGTCGAGTTCGTCCATATATTTTAAATCTCGAGATAATTCATTTTTACTTACCATTGCATTAGCTATTTGAAATAACTGGTATTGATTGTTTGGTGTTATTATTTGATTTACTGAGCGATGTACTTTCACATATTCTTTTAATTTCTTTTCTTTCAACTCTAACCATGCACGTTTATAATCTTTATCTCTCATTGTTTGTCTCCAAGTCATCTAATATTTGCTCTAATAAGAATAAGCATTGATTTAAATTTAACTCTTTATTTTTTACAGCTTGTTCTATTTCGGTTGTGTAGGTGTTTTTAATTAAATCAAACGCCTTTCCTTTATTTTTCGCATCTTGCCATTTTTCAAAGTAAACATCTGCTTGCGCTCTCAGTGTTGTTATATCTGATAACAACTCATCATAACTTTCTTGTGATAACTTGACTTCCGCCATTTACTCGTCCTCCAGTAAATTTTCATCTTCAAACACATTACCTACAACACTACATTCTTTAAAAAATATTGTTTTTTCAGATGTTGGCAAATCATAATAATATTTATATTCTTTAGCAATCGTACTGTCCTTTACCATAAAGTTTTCCAAAAAAATACCTTTAACCTTATCTATAATTACCTGTGCTCTATTTATTGTTTCAACTATAGCTTCATCATCGAATGGATAACAAAAAGCTTCATCCTCAAATTCGATGATGTCCCCCTCGTATATCTCTACACCGTTTTTGTCTTTCAAGCCAGTTGATTGCATTAAGACATAATCTCTAACTAAATCCTTTGTAATTCCGTATATCGAACCGTCATTAACTTTAACCCATTCATCTTCTATATAAATTGTTTCTACATTCCACATTTTATTTACTGCGTTATCCCATGCTCTAAATTTAGGCATCATCTCAAACACTCCCTATTCTTTCTTATATTTTCTTTTTCAACTTTCATCGTCACTCTGCTTCCTGCTACTTTAACCACAAAACCTTTAACACCTAGCTGTCTTAGTTCACGCTGTATCTCTGTAGGTGTCTTGCCTTGTGTGTTGTATTTGTATCGTTGAGATACCGTGTCGGACAGTATCATGCGTTCATCTGCTCGTATTCGTCTGCCCACATATACATCAATCCGTCACTTACATGTTTACGATTACACTTTCTAGCAATGTTGCGTCTGTCGATGAATAACACTTTTTGAGCTTCTACTGTACTTGCGAATTCTTCAACAATTTTGTTGTCGCTATCTACTAGATATACCGGTTTAGATACACCTTTATTTCTTCGATGCACTCTATATTTCTGTAATGTAGACTGGAATAAGTTATCTGCAGTAAAGTTGTTGTATCTACTATCTTTAGGATATGCATGTAATCCATTTCTCAAATTACCGATAAATGTTTCATATACAATATCTGCTGCACGATATTTCTTATTTTTATAAATAACTGTGGAAATACCATTACATCCATTCGCAAACTTGTATCTTCCATCAGGTCTTTTCATTCTGCCTAAGTTACTTACGTATAGATTGTACTTCTCGCTGTACTTCCAAATTTCATCTTTTGCTACAACTCTTTCGTTAAACTCCTGTTTCTTATTCACTCTCGGCATTGTGTCGGTAAAGAAGCACTTTAACTTATCGTTATATGTGCCACGTTCTTTTTGGTACCACAGTGTATTTAGTGGAATACCTGTAATGTTGTGCAAATGATATAGTTCTGTCTTAGTCACTGTGTGACTAAATGGCTCGTACATATACACCATAATTAACCCTCCCATTTCTCAAATGCTCTGTTTAGATACCAACGTGCTTTGTCTAAATCTTCTTTTCCGTTCTTACGATTAGCTCGACTGATATACTTAATTGCATTACCAATCGCAAATGCTAACTCTGGTTTGTAATCTTTAGTGACTTGCTCTATAAAATCCATTATTTCTATATTTCCATACGTATAATGCGACGGGTGGTTAACCTTGTCATCTAATGTCTTTTTAGTTCCTTCATTTCCATTAGGTAATGAGTAAAAATCATAACAATCATCAATAGTCCAAGTTCTCCCGTCAATTGCTTCTACATCAGCAACCCATTTATCTATATCAAGACTTGACTGAACTAAACGATAAACATTTTTTATTTGCACTGTAATTTCAACACCGTTAACTTCTTGGATTCTGATTCTATCGCCTATAATCAAATCTTTAATGCTCATGATCTAACCACCTTTCTAGGGAAGATGTCATTCTCCATAAGATGCTTGCACCATTTACCACGAGGGTGTTTTTGAGGTACTGTGAATAAATGTGGTTTCTTTCGTTTCAGCTCTTGTAATCTGCTTTGCTCCATTCTCTCTTTATAACTAGCAATTTCGTCCTCTTTAGGTTTTAAACTATCCCATTCACTACGTCTTACTCCAATAGGTGCTTCTATTGCATTTTCAAACTTCCAACCAGAAGCTAATCTTTGTCTTAAGATATCTGAATTGATATCTGCTTCTTTCATTTTTTCTACTACATCTGGTGTAATAGAGAAGTATTTATTTTTAACTCTCATTTTTGTCGATTCCATTTACTCCACCTCTATTAATTCAACTAGTTCAAAATCTTCATTCATCAACTCTTTGTCAGGGTTGTTACTGATTAAATCTAAAATACGCTCTTTTTCTTCTTCTTTCGTAATACGATTATTTACCCAAACTGGATACTTGCATCTAACTTTCATTGTTGCTTCGACTGTGACTGTTTCTTCTCTATTAGCCATTACTCATCACCGACCAATTCGCCATATTTCCAGATGAGTGTCATTGTATTTCCGTCTTTTAACCAGAATTCTCTACTAAAGTCGTCTTTTACTTGTTCAATAGAATTCCCGAACCATTGCGTTGCATCATTATCTTGAAATATCTCAAGCATTTCTGGAATTTTTGTATTTTCAGTAATCTCTTCTCCAATTTCTACTGTGAAAGTTTCATCTTTATCAACTTCATGCTCTATAAAAACTCTTTCGGCCATATCAAAATGCACATAATGACCATCAATATTGCTATAAAACATTTCACTTTTAATTCCATTCTTCCATGCCCATGTAATCAACTCTGGTAATGTCATTTCTACTTTACGTTTAACCTTTACCATCCTTCATCTTCTCCTTCTTACGCTTTCTGCGTGCCTTAGTTAGTTCTTCATACGTTATCCACTCTTGCCCTGTGTATTTAGGTGCTTTACATATCCATGTGAGTGGTACTTCTCTGTTTTGATATCTAAATATCTTCGCTTTCAACTTCGCTACTTCTGTTGGCATTCCTTTGACGTCTATGACTTCAAGTAACTTGTTATCTTTCCATAATGCAAAGTCGGCTATATATTCTATTTTACGTTGGTTATCAAACTTAGGTATCAACTCATATCTAGGTTGTAATTCTATATGATCATATTCATTTCCTAAGTTACGTTCTAAATGCTGATAGAAGTCACATTCAATTTTGCTATCGAACACGACACCTTTATATTCAACTTTTTTAGAATTGTATTTACTCAAAGTTCCACCTCAAAATAATAATTCGTTAATTGTCATTTGCTGTTGCAGTTCTTCTTTTCTGAAAAGCTTATGTTTGCGTTTCAGTTTTTCTAGTTCATCTTTCGTTACTGTTCCTGAGAATGTGTTTCTAAAGTGTATGCCTGCATAGTTACCTAGTTTGAATGTATCTTCTCCTAACGGCGTTACACTGCACATCTTCCAACCGTCAATCTGATATAACGTGTATTGCATTTTAAGTCCGTCGATAAGCCCCATCTGGTTGCCTCCATTTCGTTTCATTCATGATTAATTCCTGAACTTTTTCATATTCGTCAAATGGTGATATCGTTTTGTTTTCTAACAAACGTTTAACTGCCCAGCCTGACTCAATAAGCGTCTTAGCTATTAATGGGTCGTTTTGATAATCTTCTCGATACATAACGCCTAACAACTTTTGATATTCAACTACTTTCATGTGAAGAACCTCTGCGTTTTCTTGTAGTACTCAAACTCAACTACACCTGTTTCTCCGTCTTTATTCTTTGCGATGTTACATTCAACAATTGACTTGCCTGAGTCATCAACATCATCACGGTTGTAGTAATCATCTCGATATAACAACATAGCTAAACTTGCATCTGCTTCAATTCCACCTGCTTCTTTCATGTCAGATAGCATAGGTCTTTTGTCATTTCTTGTTTCTACACCTCTGCTCAATTGAGATAGCAACACAATAATTGCACCTGTTTCATTTGCAATAATCTTCAAATCTCGCGATATCTTTTCGATACCATTACGACGATCTAACTTACTGTCTGTCTGCATAAGTTGTAAGTAGTCAATGAAGATAACCTGTTGCACATCTTTGTTTTTCATCGCTTGTTTACGTACATCATGTGTAGTAATATTGCTTTTATCGTGTATATCTATATCAAGTTTGAGTATTCTGTCTGCTGCAGTTGTTAAACGTGTTAATTCATCCGGTTCTAAATCTTTAATTTCTTTGATACGAGTTAGTTCTATCCCAGTTTCTGCTGATAACATCCTTTTCAATACAGACACGCCAGTTGTCTCTAGACTGAAGAATGAAGTTTTATAGCCTTGAGACGCTATATTAAGCATCATATTAAGCGCAAACCCCGTTTTACCTACTGACGGTCTCGCAGCGATTACAATCAACTGTGTAGGTTCTAAACCACCTATTTTGTAATCCACCAGTTTATAACCTGTATTGATTTTTTGTTTTGGTTCTTCGCTATATAATTCTTCGACAAAGTGATCTACAATTTTTTTAGTCCCACTTTCTTCACTTGCACTAATTAAACTGACCTTTTGTAGTTTGTTAAGCATTTCATCAAAATTTTGTATATTCGGATCAGAATTGAATTCTTGTAATACGTTTTGCGTACGCTCTATTTGATAAAGATTGAGCAAATCTTGTTGATATCTTTCAAAGAATCCGTAACCTATAAATTTTGAGTTATACAAATTTGAAATGGTGTCCATATCTAGGAATGACTTATCTTTTGTGGTTTTTAAATAGATTTCGTTATGATCTACCTTACCGACTTCGAATACATATTCCATAAATGACTTCATACCATCATGTGAGAACATTTCCGGTCTCACACGTAACTTCTCAATTATGTCCGGTTTTTGAAGTAAACTAGCAACGATTGTACTTTCGATTTCATGACGTTCATTCATCGTCACTCACTCCAAACTCACTTAACTTCTTTCTGAAGTCGTCTAATATCTTTTTACGTTGTGCTACGTATTCTGGATCATTTTTCATTCTCCAACGATGTCTAGCAGTTTTTTCGTCGACAGGCTCTTCTTTTACGACTTTGACTTCTTTTCTCATTATGTTTGGAATACTAGGTGGATAAGGATTAGCATCATTGATATATTGCATTACTGTTTTTTTAGTCGGTTCATAATCCCCATTTTGGCTCAAAATGTTAACCCATGTTTCTAATTTAGGTCTGTCAAAGTCAATGTTGTATACATGTCTAATTGTCTTAATTACTTCTAGGGCTTGTTGTTTAGTCATAGGCATTAACTTTCATCTCCTAGCTCTTTCTCCATTTGAGCAATTACATCATCTGTTACAGTTTTTTTATTTTTAGGTTTAATTTTATTTTCAGCCTCTTTTTTATTCTTAACGTTCTCTTTAGCCCAGTTGTTTAACACTTTGATTAGGTAACCTGCATGACAACCTTTGTCTTTTGTATAATCAGTAGCTACTTCAACAACTTCATCTGCATGTTGTCCAATATCATCAATGGCATATCCTATCTGTTCCATTTGGTTAGGAGTTAAATTATGAGTAAGGTTACTCATGATGTAATTAATTGAGTTTTTGAAGATATCTTTATCTACTTCTTTTTCTCTTTCTTCTTCTACTTCTTTATCTTCTTCTATATCTGTTGCGTGACTGTCACGTGACTTCACGTGACTATCTAAAAGTTTTTGTTTTTTTCTTTGCTTTTGTTTACGCAAACGGTTTTGTTCTCTTATCTTTTCTAAACCTTCGATGTTCTGATGTTTTTCCCAATTAGATACTTTAAAGACACCATTCACTTCTTCAATCATGCTTAGCTTTTCGAATGTTTGTAACGCTAATCTTATTGAATTGATAGGTCTATTAAATTCGTTAGCTAACATTTCTTCGTTATAGGGTAGACTTTCGGATAACATAATGTATCCTTGTTCGTTATACTTTCCAGCTAATGTCAGCAACTTAACCCATAAAGTGATGATTGTATCTCGTTCTGGCAGTGCTTCTATATACTTGATTTTGCTATCATCGAACATTCCAACTTTTAATTTAATCCACGATACTTCAGCCATTTACTTCTCCTTTCAACATTCGGTTGAGTCGTTCATCTACGGACACCCAACTTTCATGTAATTTGTATTTCTCATTAAAACTATCTATACCTATTTGGTGCTGCTCTTTATGATGTCTTGAACATAGCGCTAATACTTTGTTGTCTGTGTGATTTATCTTTCGTCTGTTACGTCCTCGACCTACTGTGTGATAATGCGCAAGTTCTGCTCGTGGCGTTCCGCATATTACACAGTTACGATTGACTGTTGACCAGTAAAGGAACGCTTTATCATTTTTGAGTAAGTCACTTGTCTTATAATTAAGTGGTATATTGTTGTGAAACACCCAGTCGAGAATAACTTCTATAATTTGTTTAGCTTGCTCTCTAGTGCAATCACTCAATGAGAGGCGTTTTTCATAGCCGTAGAGAACTTCTACGTAATCCATGAACAAATACCTCATATAGTCACGGGGTTGTCCTGTGTATGCTTCTATGTCGTTACAGAGAGCAAATACTTTTCTACGCTGCTTATCTGTAATCTTGAATGGATCTACAACTCTTACATCTGCTTCCACTTCGTAACCATTGTCTAAAAGTAAAGACGTTTTGTTATCTAGTTCTACTCCTTTGATGACTACAGTAGTTGTACCGTCATCTTCTGTAATGTAGTTTTTAATTACTACCATCTAATCAGTCCAATCAGAACGGCAACATATCATCGGTAATGTCAATAGGTCCATTTGCATTTGCGAATGGATTTTTACTTTTTGTCTGTGTAGTATGTTCTTGTTGTTTTTGAGGTTGGTTGTTACCTTTGCTATCTAAGAATTCAATTCTATTTGCAATCACTCGTACTACTGAACGATTGTTACCTTCTTTATCTTGGAAACGGTCTTGCTTCAAGTTGCCCTCGATTAAAACTTTGCTTCCCTTACCGCAATAGTCGTTTAATAGTTGTGCAGTTTTGCCAAACGCTACGATGTCAAAGAATGATGTGTCATCTTTTTTGAATGGATTGTCCACTGCCATAGAGAAGTTAGTTACTTGTGTTTGTCCTGCTTGTTTAAGTTCTAAATCTTTAGTGATACGTCCTGTTAAAATTGTTAAATTAGTCATTATTCAATTCCTCCGAGCCATTTATTAATTTGTTGTCTTGTTACATTGATTTGTTGCTTATCAAGTAAATTGACATCCATATTTTTTAATTTTTCTATCTGTTCTTGATACTTGCTTGCAGCATTACTTCTTTCAGCAATTTCGATAAAGCTATTTGCTTCTTGTCTAAGCAACTCTTTTAATTGATTGCTTGATGTTGAATATCTTTCTTGTTTTTGTTTTGCATCAGCATCATCTTCATCAGTAGGGATATTAAAGAATTTCATCAAGAAATAACGTTCTGCGTAAGTTAAAGCTGTCCCATGCGCTTGTGAAATATCACTTTGTTGTCCATAAGCGTGATAACTTACTTCAAACTTTTCTTCGGGTTTATCTGCATTGATCCATGTATAATTCAGATCCATTTCAACAATAAATTCTGTTACTTCTTGGCCACGTTTATTTTTAAATGTGTGTGTAGTCCAATTCTCGTTACTTGTACTAGGAACTAGTAACAAATTATGTTCGATCATTTTCTTTCTAATTCTGTGTAATATTTGTGAGCCTGACACATAAGAAAAGTTGTATCCTTTCGTATCTTTGGTAAAACCATCAATGTTTGCTTTTACTTCTGCTATTTTTTGGTATAAGTTAAGTTGTTCAGTCATACTCAACCTCCTCATATTTAGTTGTTTCAGTTACCGTCTTTTTAATTGCTATGTGTTTTGTCATGTCGATACTCACATCTTCTAGTCCTGCAAATTCTCTTGCTCTACGTCTATCTCTTGAATAAGAAGTATCTTCTTCGTTGTTAGGTTTATTAGTGATATACAGGTCGAAAGGAGCGTCATTCAATTTAATTAGGTATGTCACTGTTTCTTTCAATCCCAATCACTCCTTTACGCAATATATCGATTGTTCTATCCATGACTTTGATTGTTTCGTTTTGTGTTTCGCATGATTCTATAGCTTTTCTGAAATCTTTTCTAAGTTCAAAATATTTATCGCACATATCTTCGTAACGTTTGTTTAAAAAGTCATAGTCACTTTGCAAGAAATCTAAATCTATTTGGCTTTTGATTAGTTGAGAGTATTCTTCTCTAGTCAACTTGACTGTAATTACCTCTTGCATTTTCTCTCCTCCACTTGTATATTTAAGTTATACAGATTAGTTAGTGTTTGACTGTTACTTGTTGGCGCAAGTTTCAGTCTTTTTTGTTATCTCAAGCCACTTCTCCCAGAAGAATGCGCTGAAGATAAGTGTTAACATTGAAAATGCTATTACCGTAAAGAAACCACCTCCTAAAAGTAATGTGATAATCATTGCGATAAACATAGTCATGTAACTTAATAGATATTTCATTTACCATCCTCTTCTTTCTCTTCTTTCTCTTCTTTCATTTTTAAAAGTTTTTCGATATATCCTCTTTCTAATGCAAAATCAAATAGCATTTGTTGAATGTGTGGTGGCATTACAATCACTCCTTTTTATTGTCCTTTTTCTAAATTGCTTTCTAATTGTTTGATTCTGTATAACGTAGCTTGTGACGGGAACCAGTTAGCAACCATTGACAGAACATCATCAAAGTGTTTTTGTCTTACGTTTGTTCTTGATGTTGCGCCTGTCATCTTTTTAACTTCTGAATTGATATCTCGGAATAATTCACTGCGTTGTTTTTGATTTGTAATTGCATGTATCTTTTGAATGTGAGCGACTCGTTGATTGATTGTTCTAGACAACAAGTTGTAATCTCCTGTATCTAATTTTTGGTTTTCTCTTAAATCGATTACATCTGCTTTCACTGTTGCGATTTCTTCTTTAGTTTGTTTTTGTGCGTCGAACATAAGTTGTAATGCGTCCATTGGATCACTAGGAACTTGATAAGTACCTGTTTTACGAATGGAAGGTAAAACATCTTCGGTTACCCAACGTTTAAAACGTTTAGCTTTCTTTCTAATATTTTCGTTTTTACTTTGTTTAGCAGCGTCAAAGATTAAGCTGTATAAACCAGATTCGTTGATGATTACCATGTTTCGTTTTTGACCTGATGCACTAACTTGATGCGTCAGCTTATCTTCATCATCAACATGATTTCTAATTGCATTATCAGATCTTGTGTAACCTAATATTTCTGCCACGTCTTTACCTAAAAAAAATGGTTCTCCATCTACTTCTATTTTTCTTACTGGTAAATCTTCAAAATTAAATACTTGTAAATCTTGCATATTGTTTATGCTCCTTTCTGCTATACTCCTTATAAAAGGAGGTGTATTAAATTGTCTGATAAAGAAATTGCTTTAGAGCTAACTAAAAGTTATTTAGAACATTTGAACATTAGAGTTAACAACAAAGCTTTGCATTCTCAAATAAGTGCAGAAAATACTAGTAAGATGTATCAGCATTTTTACAATTTAGTTTCTAATCTAGATAACTCTGGTAAATAGTTTTGATTTTGGAGATGTAAGAGGTCGATTGTCGTTAGCAATTCCTCTTCGCTCCATTTTTCTTTTTCTGCTAACTCGATAATTTTGATTGCTTTCTCATGTATCTTTTTTAAATCTTTCATTTTGAATTCCTCCTTTAAGTTTTTTGGCGCTCTTTGTTACCGTTTTGGTGACATCTAGGTAAAAAAATATCTTCCATATTTTTATTGAATAATTTTGAGATTATAAACATCTCATCTAAATTAAATGGCGTTTTGCTTTGTTCTTTATTGATGTAAGAGTTTCTACTTATATTTAAAATTTTCGCCATTTCATCTTGAGTATATTTCCCTTTTCTCAAGCCATATAGTTTATGTTGCATTGCATTAGCACCTCCTGACAAATACAACTATAGCACCAATATGGTGACATGTAAATAGTCTTTTGCAAATTTTTTTGTGTTTTTGTAAAATTAAGGCTACCAAAATGGTGACATATAATGTATAATTAATTTAACAAAGCAACGGAGGAAATTAAAAAAATGAATCAAGAAGAACTAGCAATTTATGTTGGAAATCAGATAAAAGAGCATAGAGAAAAACGTGGTTTAACTCAACAAGGTTTAGCTGATAAATTAAATGTTAGTAGACAAGCTGTAAGTAGATATGAAAAAGGCTTAAGAAAAGCTAATCAAGATACACTTTTTGAACTTTCTCATATTTTAAAATGCAGTATTAATGATTTCTTTCCTAAAGAAGAATCAACAGAGGAACCTCAAACGCTAGCTGCACATTTAGAAGGTGAGCTAAAAAAGGAGGATGTGGACTATATTTTAAGTTTGATTGATAGATTTAAAAACGAAGATAAATAAAGGGATTGATTTTATTGTCACATTACGAAGAATTACTTACTAAGAATGAACACATTAAAATTAAAGACACACACGCGTTACCTAATGGGTATAGTGGTTTTTATAAAGATGGAGTAATACTTATTGATAAAAACCTGTCCGAAAGACGTAAAGCTGAGGTATTATACGAAGAACTAGCACATCATAAACTTACATACGGAAACATCTTAGATCAATCTAAAGATATAAACCGCAAATTTGAAAACTACGCTAGGCGTCACGGATATGAAGCAGCTCTACCTTTGCGCATTATTGTGGAGGCGCATAACTATGGTGTTAGTAACTTATATGAATTAGCTGAATACGTTCAATTAAGCGAAAAGTATATAGCAGAAATATTGAAGCATTACAAAAACAAATATGGCATCGGAACTAACTACGGAGAATACTTAATTACATTTGATCCGTTAAGAGTTTTTAAATATAAAGAAATATAAAAAAGGAGAAACGTAGAATGAAAAAGGTTTTATTTTTAATATTTGCAAGCTTATTAGTATTAGGTGCATGTGGACAAAATGGGGATAACTCGAATAAAGATGATAATAAGAAGTCTGAAAGTAAATCAGATAAGAAGTCGAATGGTCCGAAGAAATCAGATAGTAAGAATGAATCAAACAAAAACACTAATGACGATAAACAACAATCTAGTTCAGATGGTATTAACAATGATACTACTAGCAATAAATCTGAAAGCACATCTAAAAATGACAATAGCAAAACTCAAAGTAATAATGGTAATAATGAACGATCACAAGGTAAACAAGCTCAAGCAACACAACAAAAAAACAATCAGCAACAAGCTAATAACAACCAACAAATGCAAAATAATAATGGTTACATGACCCAATCAGAAATTGACGAATGGAATAGAACGAAAACAACTACTCACAATGAGTCACAAATGGAGAAAGTACCGCAAAATAATCAAAATCAAGGTGTAGATCGTAGAAGTTTTAAAGAACCATTACCACGTTCAACTACAAATGGAGTGGCAAATGAGGCGTGGGACGGAAAAATATAATAATTCATGGGTAGCTTGCCTACCCTTATTATTTTTTTACTTTTTTAAGGGGTGATGAATTATGAACGTAGCTATTTACGTTCGTGTCAGGTCAGTACATTAGAACAAAAAGAACATGGTTATTCTATTGAAGAACAAGAAAGAAAGCTCAAATCATTTTGCGAGATAAACGACTGGAGTGTATCAGACGTATTTATCGACGCTGGTTTCTCTGGCGCTAAGCGTGACAGACCGGAATTACAACGTATGATGAATGATATTAAACGGTTTGATTTAGTTTTAGTGTATAAGTTAGATAGGCTTACACGTAATGTGCGTGATCTACTTGATTTATTAGAGGTATTCGAACAAAATAACGTAGCATTCAGAAGTGCTACTGAAGTTTATGATACATCTACAGCTATGGGTAGACTGTTTGTTACGTTAGTTGGTGCTATGGCAGAGTGGGAAAGAGAAACCATTAGAGAGCGTGTTATGATGGGTAAACGCGCAGCGATTAAACAAGGCATGATACTTACACCACCACCCTTTTATTATGACCGTGTAGATAATACTTACACTCCTAATGATTATAAAAAAGTAGTTTTATGGGCATATGACGAAGTGATGAAAGGTAATAGTTCAAAAGCTATAGCTAGAAAATTAAACGATTCAGATATACCACCCCCTAATGGTAAAAGGTGGGAAGATAGAACAATAACAAGATCGCTAAGAAGTCCTATAACAAGAGGTCATTATACTTGGGGAGATGTATTTATAGAAAACTCTCACGAGCCTATTATTACCGAAGAAATGTATCAACAAATAAAAGAAAGATTAGAAGAACGGATCAATACTAAAATAGTCAGTCACGTATCAGTATTCAGAGGTAAATTTATTTGTCCGAGATGTGGTGGCACATTAACACTGAATACAGTGACAAGAAAGAGAAAGAAAGGTTATGTTACCTATAAAACGTATTATTGCAACACATGTAAAACTAAAAAACAAAGTTTCGGTTTTTCAGAGAATGAAGCATTGAGAGTGTTTCGTGATTACCTATCTAAACTAGACTTAGATAAATATGAAGTAAAGACAAATCAAAAAGACGATGTCGTTACTATTGATATAGACAAAATTATGGAACAACGTAAAAGGTATCATAAATTATATGCTAAAGGGTTAATGCAAGAAGAAGAATTATTTGAATTGATTAAAGAAACAGACGAAACAATAGCAGAATATGAAAAACAAAAAGAATTAGTGCCAAGTAAAACACTAGATGTAGATAAGATAAAAAAATTCAAAAATGCATTGTTGGAATCATGGGAAATATTCTCGTTGGAAGATAAAGCAGATTTTATTAAAATGGCTATTAAATCTATAGACATAGAGTATGTAAAGCTTAAAAACAGGCATTCTATTAAAATAAACGATATAGAATTTTATTAACGTGTGTACGGAAGTATAGACACTCGATTAATATCGGATGTATACCTACTAAAACATTAATTCATGATGGTATTGAAGGTAATTCATT